TTCGCCGGGATATGAACCTGCCGTGAAACCACCGTGAACGTCGCCCCGCCAGCCTCCGGGTTGCTTGTGGCTGAGTCCTTGGATTGGACCTTGCACTTGCCTGTATAGACCTCAGTGGCGGTGTTGGTCACGTCGCCCGTGTCTGGGTCGGTGGTTGGCTCGCCGGGGCGGGTGATCGTGCAGGCGTCCAGCATTAGAGACTCGGCTTCAGCCCGGCCTGCAAGGACCGCAGTATCGGCACTCATGGTGCATGCCAGGGAGTGATCGTGAACGCATCCCCAGACGAACCGGGGAGTAGTTTGGACCACTCCTCATCCGTCAAGTCCAGGGCGCCTGCGGACCCTTCGATCCACGGCTGCTCAGTAGTGGAGTAGTCGTCAATTGCGACCGTCCGACTCTTCAGCCCCTTCGGATTGTCAAGCTTCCGCATGATCGCGGCCGAGACAACACGGATGATAGTTGGGACAGTCGGACGCCCGGCCGCGATGAGGGCCTCAAGAGTGGGGATCCGTTCAAGGATCTCCGCTTCAAGGTCATCGATCCAGGCTGCGACCTGTGCCGCCTCGGGCGCAGTGAGGGTGCGGCCATAACGCACCTCGACATCAGAAACATTCGCGTATGTCATGACCGCACACCCCTTCTACTTTTTGACGTAACCGGAAGCGAGCAGCGGCTCAAGGATCGAGTCGGGGACCGTTGTCTCGATGCCGGCCGGGCCAACGAGCACCGTGTACCCCTCAGCTACCGGCGCGGCTTCCTGCTTGAGATCATCAAGCGTGGTTGCTTTCTTGATAGCCACAGCTACTCCTAGGTTGCGTTGGTAAACTTGACGAAGCTGGCAGCGTCGTTGACGAGGAAGCCGTATTCGGCCTCGGCCAGGATCGCAACAAGGTTGTTCTCCCAGAGGGAAGTCAGCGTGCCGTTGATGGTCACGGTGGCCTCGGTGGAGACGTTGTAGGAGATGCCCCCAACAGCGCCCCATGCAGCCTGCGACCAGTCGCCAGCGAACCCATAGGTCTTGGTGGTGGAGTCGTAGATGCCGTCACCAATGAACGCCTGACGTCCGAGAAGGCGGCCCTCGCGGACGGGGCCATTCGTATCGGTGAATGGGGATTCCACGAACAGCGGCCGGCTCGCAGTGTCCTTGGATCCGTTCAGGACCGGCTCGAAGCGGTTGTCGAAGGCCCAGCCGGTCAGCTTCTTGCCAGCGTTCACGAGAGTGGACAGGCCAGCGTTCAGGTCGTCGTAGACAGCGGTGAAAGCCGGGGTCGTGCCCGTGAACTCCTGAGTTGAGGAACCCGTCGAGATGTTCGTGGAGAACGGGCTCGCGGTGCCATAAAGGGCCGCAGCGTCAAACGCAATGGCGAACGCTTCAGCGATCTGCGGACGGATCAGGTCGATATAGCCGCCCGGATTGGCGCGGAGGACTTCAGCGGAGACAACCGCGATAGCGGCGATCTTCTTCGGGTCCATGGTCTTGAGCGCCATCGTGCCCTTGGATGCGGGCTTCTGCGCACCTTCAGCGACCCAGCCGGCACCGATCTTGCCGGTAACAACCGGGATCGACTGGCCGTTGACGCCGAGCTGCACACGCGGGGCAAGCTGCTGGACCACGGAGGTCTTGGCGGCCTGTTCAAAGATAGCTGCCGACTGATCGCGGTTCAGGAAACCGGAGAAGTCGGAGAGCTTAGTAGCGGCGGTGATCGCCATAACAGTCTCCTAAAGGAAGGGGCTAATTAAGCCCAAGTTTGTTTTTGATCGTGTCCAACAGCGGATCGCCATTGAGCGCGGCGCCATCACCCTTCGCGCCTTGCGAGGGGTCAGGCTTCGGGGTGCCGGGAGTGTTCAACCGGGCCAGGAGAAGATCAGCCTTAGCGGCAATATCGCCCTCCGTGTCTCCGGTCAGGAACTCGACCAAGTCCGCGGGGATGCCCTTATCAAGGGCTACCTTGTTGCGGACGTTCTCGGTACGGAGCTTCGCAAGTTCGGCGGCGGATTCTTCCGCGGCCTTCTTCGTGCGCTCCAATTCAGAGAGGTTCGCGTCCTCAAACTGCTTGAGTTTCGCGGTCAGTTCAGCAGCGGTGCGCTCAGCAGTTTTGCGAGCATCGCGCTCAGCCTGCAAAGCCTTCTTGCCGCCGTCCCCAAGTTCCTGGGATTCGGGTGCTTCTACTTCGGCCGGGGCCTTAGTTTCGGCGGTTGGTTCGGTTACTACTTCCGACATGATTTGTCCTCCGTCGCGGATGGAAAAACCCCGAGCATCGCGCTTGCGGGGAGAATGTGGGGCGGGCTAAACAACCCAGCCGTAGAGCTTCAGGAGACGCTCGGCGTCCGCCTGATCTTTGGCAATTGAATAGATGGTTTCCGGCATGAGGCGCGGGGCCTTCACGCGCAAATACTTGGAGCCATCGCGGAAGACGCCCTGCTCCTTGACGTATCCAGCCTGCGACATCTGCCAGTAAGCGTGGCCGCGGCGCGTTGTTCCCTCACGGGTGTACTTGATCGCCTGCCCGTTGATCTGGCCGGGACGAACCGCGCCGCTCTTGCGGTATGCGTTGATGAGTTGGTTCATGTCGGCTCCGTCGCGGAACGCCTGCCCATTGGACTTGGACCCTAGAACGCGGTCCTGCTCAGCATCGGAAAGCCCGGACAGGTAGGCGTGTGGATCGGTTCGCGCATCATCGCCCGTATCCTCGGTGGATGGAACGTTGCGGCAGTCGCAGCCAGGATGACGGTTGAATGCCTCGGATTGGCGGGAAGTCTTGCCGGCCAGGATCACGCAGCGACCACACGACGGCGGATTTAGCATCCGGGTCCATCGCTTCACACGATGTGCGCCGCCGGAAACCTTCTCCGCAGCGCGTCCGGTGTCAGAGAGCATCGTGCCGACGGCCAAGTTTAGGTGCTGGCCGGCACGAGCAAGCGCCACGCTGGGCTCAAGCCCAGCAGCAACTCCTAGCTTGGCGTTTATCACCGCTCCGTAGGCCATCGAGGCAACCGGCATACCGTCGCCAGCCACGCCCACGAAACGGTCGCCCGCGGACGCGTATAGGGGCTCCGGAGCGTCAGTGCCGAGAACATCCGGGACATACGCCAAGGCGCCATCTGCGACCCGCTCCTGCGCAGTGAATAGCACCGCTAGGAGTGACGGCTCGAACCTCGCGTAAGAGGCGTCAAAGTCCGAGCCCATCCGCCGCCACAGCCGAGACGTAGCGGCCAAAGCCGCCTGGATCTCACCGCGCTGCAACGCCGAGTAGCTAAGCGCCGCCTCCGGTAGTTGCTGCAACATTCACAGGCTCCTTAGCGTCCAGTCGAGCAAGGTAGGGATCCTGCGATTCGGCATCGCGGTATTCCCGGTCGCGGTCCTTCTTGGCTTGCGACCACCCCAACTCGTCCTGCACCGACTCGCGTGCAATAACGCCAGTTCCATTGGCGTATAGCTTCGTGAGAGCGTCAGCCTTCTGCGCGAACGTCGGAGTGCCGGCGTCGAACCATTCGGTCTTGATCTGATTCGACATCGGCCAGGAGCCAGTGCGGAAACGCTCGGCAATGCCCTGGACCCATGCCCAGCCGTCGCCAAGGTTGGAAGCCTTGCCTTCAGCGTTCAGCACGAGGCGCGACTCGTCAGCGCGGATAGCGCCCTCGGCCGCAGGGTTGACCGAAGTCTGCCCAAGGTAGCGGGTAGGAAGGCCAGTAACAGAGGAAACCATCTGCCCGTAATGGTTGATGGTGTCGTGGAAGTTCTTCAGGTCCGAGGCGCTGAACTGCCCAACATGGGCGTCCTTGTTCTGGTTGGCCCAGATCGCGGAATAGTAGGACTGCCACGCGGGGATAGGGTTGCCGTCAGCATCCACGAAGTCGCCCTTGGACATACCAAGAACCCACTTCTGTGGAACCGCATGCGTCTCCAAGGCGATCTGAAGGTTCGTGATCGCCCTCGCCGCCGAATCAACCAGCGGGATAACATCCTTCATCTCCGAAACACCCAACCAGTCACCAGTGCGGCGCCGATTCAGGAACATCACAATCGGGACACGGCCCAGGTTGTGGTTATCGCGGTCATACTCGGTCCAGGTGCCAGAAACCTTCTCCAGCCAGACCGTGCTATTTGCCTCGTAGAGCGTCGCAAACTTAGGCTGCGGGTCTTCCTTCGTGGCACCGTAAACGCGCAGCGCAGAACTAATCCTGCGGCTCCGAGGATCCACAACAGCAGTTATCTCTCGCGGAGATTCAACAGTGATGATCGGGTGGGCTGCATCCTCGGCATTGGAGCCGACACAAACGAAGCCGCGACCGTAAATCAGCGTGTCCTTGTGCAGGAGCGCCGATTCAGAATCGAGGTTATTTGCGTCCCAGTGCTCGCGGAGTTCGACCGAAGAAACCTTCGCGCCTGGAAGGATGAAATCCTTCACCCGAAGACGCTGCTCAACCGAATCCACGGCAACCCGCGACCAGTTGATGACTGTCTCAAACTTCCGAAGCTCTGGCGGCACAGCAAGGCCGATATGCTCCAAGACCTGCGATCCCTCGTAATACTTACCCAGCCGCTCATCATCGCGGCCGAGAGAGTCCAACTGCATGTTCAGCTTCGTAACAAGGGCGGCTTGCTCTGCACTCAACGCCACAAGAGCCTCCTTATCTGAAAACGAACATTCGGTTATCGACCACTTCACCCCAGCCGGCTTCGTGAGCGTCGGCAGCAGCGGTGTGGGAGAGGATTTTCGCCATAACGACGTCGATCTTTTGGTGATCGGCAGGCTTACCAAGGACGTACTTCTGTCCCGGCTTGGCGATCTTCTTGGCGTTCGCCGCGTGGACCGTAGCGATAGGGCAACCGTCGTGACGAATGCGCCCCTGCGCTAGATCAATCTCGAAACGGCGGATCTCCGGATACATGCGGCTAACCTGGTTGGTCGGCCACTCGAAAACGTGTTCCTCACCGTACTTCAACGCCCAGTCGCCAATCTCCGAGTACCAATCGTGCGGGTCGCAGTAGGCCCGGGAGACGTCGTAACGCTCGAAGATTTCATCGACAGCAGCATGAACCTCGCCGCGGGGAATGAACCCGCCCCACTCTGCCGGATTCCACACGGTCGGACGGCGATCCGGGCCATAGCGCGGCGTGAAGCTGAAGCCGTCGATTGTTTCACACTGCAACGCGGTCCAGTCGTTATTCTCCGAACCGTCCATGCCCATGGAAATCTTCGTTCCGTCAGGCGGATTCGGCAGCCAAATCATCTCCGCCATAAGCACCATCCCAAAGACCATCACGAAGCCATGAACCCAGGCCGTGCACGATGCGGTTCCCGTAGAAGCGTTCCGCCTGCGCCGGGTCAGTCTCCATCAGCTCCGAAGCCTCAGCCTCGATAGCGTCCAGATCAACCCACGGCGAGCCCTCATAGACGAACTTATGGATACGGCGCCGCTCAACCTTGTTCTTATAGGACAGATCAGCCGGCGGTTTCCGGTAGAAGCGGTAGATGTCAGTGGACTTAGACTCGGCAGTCCGTTGCGCCGTCGAGTTCTCGGACGGATCCCACGGGTTAGTCCACTCAATCGAACGTCCACCCATGCCAGCCAGGCCGCGGCGCATAGTCTCGGAAACCCTGACCATCTTGTTCTGCACCGTATAAATGCCCGACTCGTCAAAGTTCGCGAAGTTGATCGGGTTACCAAGCCGAGACTGAGCCGAGCTAGTAACAGCTTCGATTTTTCCGTCATTCGGCAGGCGGACGAACTGCTCGCCCGTCTTCATGATCGAATCCAAAGGGCCACCGCGAACCATCGACTGCAACGGCCGGTAGACATTGTCCACCTGCTCCTCAGACGTCGCCACGAGTTGGATTAGGGAAGTCTTGCGGGGTATGCCCATAGCGTCGCCAGGCTCATACTCAAAGTAGAAATCACAGTCACAGCCATGCTCATGGCAGGAATAAACCTCGCCGCCCTCAGCCCAGCCGCCAAAGATGATCGGGCCCGCCGCCTCAAGCAGCGTCACAGCCGCAGCAAGGGGCCCCTTGCCCGTCTTCTGAGGCGCAACGACCTGAGAGCGCCGGTAAGTAAACGCGGGCGCCAGAACGGGCCGTGCGGGATTCCACTTAGCCGAGGACTTCACGCGGTAGTGGTTCGCGATGATCTGCAACTGCCAGTCAGACGGGATAAACGGGCGGCCCTTATCGAAACCATCCGGCACAGAGCAGTGCTGCTCGATCCAATCCGCGCCGAGGAACCCTAGAGTCTGGCTCGCGGGGAAGTTGATGCTGAAATCATCCGCCATTCCCCACAACCTTTAGTCGGGCACGAGATGAAGACTTGCGCTTGGTCGGCGCCTTGGCGGTCACAACACCATCAGGCATCGACCACATCAGGCGCTTCAAGCCAGCAGTGGAGAGCCCAAGAAGCTCCTGGTACTGCTTCACCAGAGTCCGGGTAGCACTCGGAGCCTCGGGCTGCTCAGCCTCGACGATGTAGCGGACGTACAGCGCCACCTCATCCTCAAGACGGAGGGCGGCCCACTGCGAAGCCTGCGGACGATGCCACAGCCGATCCCACCAAAACAGTTCCCGGTCAGACGGATCAGGCAACGGGCACTCGGGCGGTTCGGACGTCGGCTCATCAAGCGTTAGAAAGCCATCGACACCAGAGCGCTTAGAGGCCGCAAGGGAGTTCGGGTCAAGAGGTCGGCCGGCGTTCCCGCGGTGTCCACCAGAAGTCACGACAACCCCCTCCCGGAAGGCATTTGATTACCGAAAAGTTCCGAGTCACCTCACCGGCGGTCTGGATTCCGAGGGGCCTTGGGTGCCCCGGGTGGGGGTCAGGGGGGCCTTTGAGGTCACCCTTGGGCATGTGCCTTGCGACCACCTGCGGAGTCGTTACAGAAGGCGTGAGCCGGACCTAAGTAGGTGCCCCGGTCCTCGTCGGCGTGGTCTAGGTGCCACGCCGTGTTGGGTGCGATGGGGTTGCCGCAGCGTGCGCATTTGGTGAGCCCGGCTTGAACGTCAAGGTTGAGCCTTGCTCGTGTGCGTTGGTGTGCCGAGCCATAGCCTCGCGCTGTACTCGTGCCGCGCTCTGCCTCATACTCTGCGTTGTGCTTGGTGCAGTAGCGACCATCGGCAACGTGCGGGCATCCAGACTTGGCGCAGATCCGCTTAGCTCGCGGCAATGGTCACCGTCTCATACTCCACGAAGTAGTCGCCTTGCAGCTCCCACGTCTTGGCGCAGTGACCGCACGCGTACAACTCCCGCAGACTAGGCAGTAGCACCCGAGCCTGTGCCCGTGCTGACGGGTGCCTGTCGCAGTACTCATTCATCGTCGTCACCGCGGGTCATTGCCCAGTCCACAGCGTCTAGCTCTGCGTCCAGCGTGTCGGTTCGTGTGCGTGCGGCCCAAGCTTCTATGGCCTCGCATACTGCGTTGTAGAGCCTCACTGCAACCTCCTGACTAGGACGCTAACAAAGTGAAAGCCCGCGACGTATGGGGGTTAGTCGCGGGCTTAGTTGCGCGGGTCAGATTCGAACTGACGACCTCAAAGGTTATGAGCCTTGCGGGGCTACCACTGCCCTACCGCGCAATGATGTGAGTACCGCGGCGTTGGGCTGCCGCTCGGGCCATATAACCGAGGTGCGGATGTTGCATATCCGTCGCTCGGCACCACACTGACGGTGCGGCACTCACTCGTGGTACCGGCGGGAGTCGGACCCGCGCCCACCGTTCCAAGGGTGGGATCCATCATCGGCACCTGACCCCGCACTGATGGTTAGCGGGGCCATTGTGAACTTATGCGCGTCGGTCAACCGCCGGCGCTCGGTATATGTGAATGGGGGCACAAAAAAGGACCGGCATCTCTGCTCGGTCCTGATGTTTAGCCACGTCTCCACAGCCACCACTCACTCTACCCGACTTCTACCACTTCCGCCACAGCAACACCGGGCGTGTCATGCCCACTCCTGCCGATAGTCCGGGTGGTCTCTGTAGACGGCGGCTAGGGCGTTGATGGCCTGATAATTGCCGTCTGAGTATCCGGCGGTCCAATCGTCGTCATGCGTATTTCGATCCATGCGCTTCCGGTCCGCAAGTATCGCCCGTTTCGCTGCGATCTCGGCGTGTGCACGTTCAGCCTGATCCATGGTCAAACTGCGCCGATCTTCGGAACGCAGCACGACGCGGTTGATAGTGTCCGCCTCATCCTCTGCGATCCGCGCTTCCAGGAACTCGGTAATTGTCATGACGCCATTATCTCCTCTTCGATGTCTTTGGTATTCAATGCCCTGAGCAGCCACGACACCTGATCGCCTGCCCATTCGGCACCGCACCCAGCACATGCAATGTCCCATGCGCCGATCTTGGCAAGGTTGCCGTCGTCGTCCCAGCAGCCGAGGGACAGGGCTACCTTCCGTTCTTCGCCGTAGAGTGACTGGCTGCACGCTGGGCATGTCTTGCCGGTGAGCTTCCTGCGTGGCTTGACGGGCCAGAGCATCGCTTGGATGGCGTCGATCCATTCCAGGCTGACCCGCTCAAGGTAGGCGTGCCATTCGGGCTTGAGGTCGAGACTGACCATCCACGGCAGGAGTCGGTCTAGGTCTTTGGTCCATTGCACGCCCGTCATCTCGTAGTAGTCCCGTTTCGCGGTCGCCTCAATCTCCCGCAGCAGGTCGAGCGCGTCCGGGTCGATGGGGATCGGCGGTCCAGCAGCACCACCGCCGGAACTGTTGCGCCCCGGCGTGACAGCTGCCCGCAGTTCATCGAGAAGCGCCGGAACCTTGTGAGCCTTGCCGTCAGGGCCGGTGCGGAGGTGATCGCGGCAGAGCTGGTGGACTGAATCTTGCAGGCTCATCTAGTCCCCCTTCTCGATCTCTTCCAGAGCGAGAAGGAGCAGCGCCCTTGTGATGGCCTTGACTCGTGGTGGCATTACGTACATCCCGCGGGCCAGCATGTAGGCCGTACCAGTCCCGCCATCCCATAGGATTAGCTCGGTTTCGGGCATGTCCAGCGTCAAGCTTTTGCTCTCCTTGCTCACACTTCCTCCTGCTTGATCTCAATAATTTCCAGCACGATTTCCGGGTTACCTTTGCCGCCGTGTCGGTGGTCTGGCCCGATCACCCATTCGGTGGAGTCGTCTCGGAGTAGGCCAGCGTCAACGAGCCCATCGACTATCGCCTTGGTGGTGGGTGCGAGGTTGTTGGTGTCGTATCGGCCAGCGCGTGGTTTGAAGATGTGCGCGGTGATATGGACTTGCCGGGTGAATGGGGCGAGTCCGTGTGCTGCGGCGGCGGATGCTTGGCGCCAGGTCTTCGTGAGTTTCGCCTGTGCCATCCGGTGAAGCCGCTGGTTGCTGTTGATGAACTGGCAGGGCGCCGGGATGTCGATGGTGATGTGGCGGGTCATGATGCAGCCTCGAACTTCTCGAACTTGCGTCCATGTTTTCCGCATGATGCGAACCATTGGCCGTCGTAGATGTAAAGAGCGTTTCCGGTCGCCTTGTTGTCGCACCATGCGCAGTCCAGCGACTGCCACGCTTGGAATTTGCGGGTCTCCTCGCTGGTGCATTCTGGGCATCCGAGGCATAGGTCACTGTGGGCAAAGTTCGGCTTCATGCTGCGAGTTCCTTCATTAGCTGCTCCGATAGGCGCCCCATGATCTGCCTACCGATGAATCGCGTGTAAGCCGGCGGGATGGCCTCGGCTATGGATTTCCGGTTGTCCGTCCAGTCGATTCCCATTGCTTCCTGCCACTGCTTGACCGAGCCCTTGCCGCCACCTTCGCCATAGACCGCGAAGTATGGTCCGTCGAACCATTCGCCGTGTCGCCAACCGGCAACACGTCCGCGGTGCTTCTTGTGGCTCAGGGTTAACGAGGTAAACCCGGAAGTCTCGAAATACCGGTGCCGGATAACGCCGAGCCCGAACATTTCACCGCAGAGGGTGAAGTCTCGGCGCAGGTCAGATCCTTGGACGTTCTCAATCACAGTCGGGCCATGGAAGAGGGCTAGGAGCGCTCGGGTGGCTGGGATGAGGTTTAGGTACTCGTTGCCGCTATTCGTGCCCTTGGTGAGCGTGCAGGACGCCTGGCATGGCGGTGATGCGTGGATGGCGGCGAAGTCATCGATGCGCAGAGTCTCCGAGGTTCCATCGGGCCGCTTGAAGGTGACCGAGCCACCACCGATCAGCCGGGACAGGACGGAGATTGCGTCACCGAGGCAGAACGTGAACGGAAAGTCGGGCTGCTGCTCGATGTCCACGCCGTACACTTCAAGGCCGGCTTCGTGGTATCCCATGGCAGCGCCACCGACGCCGCAGAACAATTCAAGAATCTTGGGGCGGCTCACGCGTCCTCCTTAAATTCGGAAGCCCCAGACGTATCCGGGGCTCCACACTCTTCGATGATGCGGGTTAGTAGGTTCCGCGCTGTGGGTGTCATGTCGTCGGGGTAGAGGAGGCGTATGGCTGCCCGAAGTCGCTCGGTCATAGGATGCCCCTTCGCTTGAGATCCGATAAGCGCTCTTGCCGTCCGACTTCAACGAGGCGGTCCCATTCCTCGGGGTTCCGTGCCCGCCATGACCGTTGCGTGCGTCCGTCCGAGGCTTCAAGTTCGCGGGGTGCCGTCTGCGCGGCCTCTCTGCCTTCTGTGACGGCGCGGTGATCGTCGGCCCGTTTGCGTATGGCGCCGGGGCTTACCGGGATGGAGTCATTGAGCCGGTAGTGGTCAAGGATTGCCTGCTTGGCTTCTCCTGCCGTGAATGGCGCCAGGCTGTATGCCCAGATGTCGCGGGATGCTGCGTTGAGCTGCACCCGCGGGTCGTGCTGATTCACCCACGTGAGGAGCAGCACTGTTTCTTCGGCGTTCATCATGCTCCTAGTTCAAGTTGGCCGGCGTCTCGGGTTTGCTGGAGTAGCTCAAAGCCAGCCTGTAAGCGGCGGTCGGAGGTACTTGGCTTTCGTCCACCGTCACGCTCGGGTAGCGGCCCGTCTTCCCAGCACTTGGCGTTGAGCCATGTTGCGGGCTGCTTCGTATATTGAGCCTCGCGGTTAGGGTCTTCCCGGTATCGGATAGCGCCTTGGACTAGATCCTCAGCAGTGGCGAACTGACGGGCCTTGACGTAGGCCTTCTCTGCGGCGCCCTTGGATTCTTTTCGTGGGTATTCGAGATACCAGTCAAGGAAATCGTCCGCGTTCGGCTTTGCCGGACAAGTGTTCCCTTGTTCCCCTGTTCCCCTGTTCCCCTGTTCCCCTGTTCCAGCGCCGGAACTTCCGACAGTCGGCGCGGATTTTCCGTCACTGTCCATTTCGCCGCTAGATGTAAGGGTTTTTGGGTCTTCAGGGAAGGGCACGCGCTGCTTGGCTCGCTTCTCTGTTCGCTGGTGCGTTTCCCATGCGGGGATCCAGTAGTAAGGCCTTCCCTCGTGCTCGTAAAACATCACCGAGAAAGTGCGCGAAACTTCCGCGATAAGTCGCGGAACTTCCGACACTGTTATGTCGTCGTTCGGAAAGGCGAATCCAACGATGCGCTTGAAGTTGCCGTCACCTATGCCGTAGTCGTCCGCAAGGTTCCACATTGAGATGTAGAGCAGGCGCGCCCGCAGTGATGCCCTGGCTGTATCCGGGGAGTCCCAGAACTCGGGTTTGATGGTCCTAATGCGCGCCATTGCCTGCCATCTCTTTCTTCCGTCTCGTGTGCTGCTTGACTTCTTCGGCTGCTGCGAGCAGGCCCACCTTGCCGCCGTATACGGGAAGCGGAAGCGAGAGTTGCCGGCGCTGGGTGGTGGTCCTGGCTCGCGTCTCGGCCAACTCCTTAGCCAGCAGTGCCTTGCGCCGCTGTAGCCGGCCTAGTTCACGCTCGGCTTCCTGGAGTGTGGCGAGTTCCTTCTCGGCCTTCTCGACTTCCGCGGCGGCTATCTGCCGCTGGATACGGAGCGCGTCAAGATGACCGCGGCTGGTGTTTCGGATATAGGTCACAGCTTCCCTTTCTGTTCATGCCTTCTGGCGCGGCGCTGCGAGTTGTACCAGTCGGCACATTTGGTGCAGCAGGGCTGCTTGAGGCGCCTGTGCTGCGATACGCCTGGAGTGGTTCCGCAGATTGACGGGTTGAGCGGGTCGGCTCGGGGCCTGCGACCCCTCTTTAGGGCTGCGTCGAACTCGGTCCCGCCGTAGACGTATCCGGCCATTACCTCTCCCTTTGTTCTTTCATGACGTTGCGGATTGCTTGGGTGCTCGTGGGGTCCGAATAGGTGACCGTGCCGTTAGTTCGGCTGGTCGGCTTACGTTCGTCCCAGTGGCAAGCGCAGGAGCGGTTCTTGCTGCAAGTCCAGGGGTTCCAGCAGCACCCGCGAGAGCACGGGCTCACTTGATTCCCCGGCAGTCGCGGCACTCGGTTAGGTGCGCGTCACGGCTGGGTTGTGCGATTCGGTATTGGATCCCGCATCGGGTGCAGATTCGTTCAACGCGTGTCCTGACCGGCGGGTAAGGCAGGGACCTTGCGCGGACGGTCGTACTCATGCGGCGTCTACTCGGTGCGTGATGTGCTCCCGGATCTTGATCGGCTGCTGGGTTGCTTCGATGGTCAAGATGGTTCCTTTCGGGGTAGTGAGCGGGGACATCGCAGTCCCCGCTCACAAGGGCATGGATGGTTAGCGGCGCGGACGGTTCAGGTTGGATCCGGGCCGGAAGAAGTCGTCATCGAATGCGTCTAACGTCTTCTTCGCCTGCTTGGCGCCGATGGAAAAGATGATGAGCGCGATGATGAAGTACAGGAGGATGAGCCCGCCGATGCATGCGGCGATGGTCAGGATGATTGCGATGGGATCCATGATTTTCTTCTCTCTTTTGGGTACAAAAAAACCGCCTCAGTGGGCGGCTTGGGGTTTGGTGCGGGTGGGCTACTTGAGTTGGCGCCCGATTGGATTGTTTATGATCAGGATGCGGACGGCGTAGACCGGCAGAACAAGCTGCCAGAAGGTCAGTCCAAGCTCCGGATACCATGCAGCGAAGAACCACCACACAACGATCGTTCGGAGTGCAAGCGCGAGGATGCCGCCGAATAGGTTGCAGAGCCACTCTTCCGGTGACCATTTCGGGCGGACGATCTCGGCTTTGATGTATGACTCAGGCATTGGATTTCCTTTCAAGCGCGGCCCGGATGTCAGCGAGACTCACGGGCCGTTCGGGTTCGCGGCAGTCGTGCGGATCTTGGCGGCCGTTGGTGATGGTCAACTCCCTGCCGCACGCGCAGGTCGTCGAGAAATTGGCGTGGATGCCTCGGGGCTTGGTTTTCATGCTGCTCCTCCAAAGATGTCCAGAGTGTCTTGCGCCAGCCTCTTGGCGATGGTTTCGCAATGCCGCTCGTCCAGCTCCACGCCAACCACTTGACGGCGTAGGTTCTTGGCGGCAATGAGTGTCGCCCCTGATCCGGCGAACGGGTCAGCGATTGCGCCCGGCGGACACTTGGCGATCAAGAGCTCCATGAGTCCAGTCGGCTTGGGTGTAGGGTGATCCGGGCGATCCGAGTCGCCGGACGTGAACGGCTTGACCCGATAGACCGAACTCTCACGCTTGCCAATGAATCCTTTGCCCATAACGTAGACCTCCTCGAATGAGGGACCCCATGGCAGGTCAATGGCACCCATCCCAGGCCCGTTGTCCGATTTGTCCCAGATGATGACCTGTCGGGTGGCTGCAGGACGCTCCACGCTCCACTTGCCAAACGCCAGTGCGGGACGATCGCCCCACGCCTCAAGGGCGGCGTCTCGAATTGACGTGTCATTGTCCCCAGCCACGAACAGCTTGCCGGTAGTGCGCCGGGGTTCACCCTTGCGCCCGCCAAACCCGCTGTACGCCATGCCATAAGGCGGATCGGTAACGAGTACATAGGCGTCCAGCCATTCGCGGTGCTCAGTGATGCAATTGCCGTGGTAGAGCTCCACAAACTCATCTGAGTAATAGAGGCTCAAAACGGAGGACTCTGGTCGGCGCCAGTGGGAGCGGATCCCCACCCTTGCGACCCCGCGGGCTGGTTGCCGCCCCATGGCTGCTGCTGCGGCTGCTGCTGATTCCCCGCGTATGCCTGCCCGTGGAACGTCAGATCCTTGCCGATGGATTCGACGCGGATCTCTTCGGCCACCTTCTTCTCCCCGTCCTTGTCGTATTCCCGGGTGGTCAGTTCGCCGTAGACAATGACCGAGTCACCTTTCTTGAGCATGTTCGCGACGTTCTCGGCGCGGGTGAGCTTGCCCTGGTTCCATGCAGCACACCGCCAGAACTTCGCGGGCTGGTCTTTCCAGGTGTTGGAATCCTTGTCGAACTTGGATGCGTTCGAGGCGATGGCGAAGTTCACGACGCCAGCACCGGATGGCGTGAAGCGAAGCTCAGGATCGGCGGTCAGTCGGCCGCGGATAGTCAGGTTGGTTTCGTTGCTCATTACTTGATTCCTTCACTTGCGATTCGCTGGATTGTCGGGAGCCACTGTCGGGCTGTCTCGGGGTTGATGTTGACGAATGTGGTCATGCCGATCCGCAACTGGTGGACGCCGCGGTGATCGACTGGCGGGTGCTCGCTGAGGATCGGGCTGAGGGTGATGGATAGGGAAACTATGGGCTCGCTCATGCTGTGGCCTGCTCCTTGATGTGTGCCAGCGTCTCAACATCCGCGCCGGCTGCTTGTGCGTCCATGTAGAGCGACCGCAAACCGTCCACGTTGCCTGTGAGTGCTGCGGCTTCGGTGCGCCAGTCGCGGTGGGTTGTGGGGGCTGGGGTGGGTGCTGGTGCGTCGGGGAGGGGGTCTACTGAGAATGACCGCTTCTTCCCGCGAGTCTCGGTCAGAGCCAGAGTCAGGCGCTTGGCGATGTTCGACATCTTTGCGATTTCGATCCCGCCGACAGCCTTGCCGCCATAGGAGACACTTGGGTTCCCGACCAGAACCAAGCGCCTGCCAACATAGGCGCTTGAGTCGGTGCCCCAGGCTGACACCAAGACGCGCCGCATGCTCTTATTCGGTTTGTATGGCTTGCCGGGGTATTCGGCCAATTCGACGTTGACGGGCTGCTCAGCGCTCCCCTTGGACACTCCGCTGATGGTGACTGTGCGGGGTCCGGTCAGGTAGTCGTCGAAGTTCTGCTGGTCGGTCTTCGGGGCGATTGATTCGGTCAGGTCCATGTCTAGGACTCCTTTTCTTTGATCCAAGGTGAGTGCACTTCGCGGCCTGCCGACGATGGAGCGGTGCCATCCGCGTACCGGACGCGTGGTAGTGGGTGGGGGATTCGGAAGTTAGCCGCCGCAGCCCGAACTTCCGGGTCACGGGTGCGCTTATCCGCGTTGTAGAGGTCAGCGAGGACCATCAGAAAATCTCCATCTCGGGGAATAGGTCGATTCGTTCCGTCTTCGGCAAGTCGGCGGCGATTGCGCTGTATCGCGCAACCATTTCGTTGGCTGTCATCTCAAACTCTGAGACGGCTTCCTTTATCGCCACTTGCCATTTCTCGTCAGGCGCTACCCGTTTCCGCCACAACGGCATCCCACCGTTGTAGGACAGGAAGTCGATCCATTCGCGGCCGGATACGAGCAAGCCGGTTTGACACTGGGCTATGTGTTCGAGTGGGACGGCATCGGCCAGGATCGTCGCCAGATGCTTCTTCTGACGCGGCGCCTTGATTTCCAGCAGCCCGTCATCGCCAACCAGCCCATCCGGCGAGAACCCGATCTTGTAGCCGCCGAAGTCGCGCACCATGAATCCGATTTCGGTAGCGGGCGCGTAGTTCTCGCTGTAGATGTCGCGTGCGAACGGCTCAGAAAGTGTTCCACGCTCCATGTCCCGGCTCGGGAACACCTGCTCAACATGGCCCGTGATGCGCTCAGCCGCGAGCGTCATTACCAGCGCCTTGGCCGTGTCGCTACCCATATCCGCGCCGATCACCCTATCCAGGTCACGCGCCGCTGCTGCACGTGCAGGGTGGAGTGTTTTTAGTGGTGCCGGCGTCCGCTTCCCGATGCAGGGTTCGGCCGTGATTGCGCCGCATTCCGGGCAGTCGGTTTCGATCGCTGTCGGCTGGCGTGAAGTCACAAGCTGCCCGACAACCGACGCCGTGACGATGCCGCATCGGGCAGCAAGCCACGCATCGGACCCTTGCTGCAACTCGGTGAATATTTCAAGGCTCATGACTTCGGGCCACCTTCCGCATTCTTGAGCAGGTCCATGAACTTGACATCGGGCACGATGTCATTGGGGCCCATCGCCTTACTGCCAACCTGGATGAACGTCCAGTAGCGGACTCGCTTGGGGAGTGTGGATGCCGCGTTCATCGCGGCGAGGTCAACCGTTCGGCGGAGTCGTTCGCCTAGTGAGCAGGCGGGAATGGTCCAGATGGTGGTGAGTTTCAATTTGTCCCCAATCTTGGGCAATAAAAAAGACCCTCGCGGGTCGTGGTGTGATTTTCGGTTATCAGTCGTTTGTGACTGTCCCATGCTGCGGACAGTCTGGCGCGGACGGCTTCGGGTGCCTCGGTGAATAGCGCCACGGTGGACAACTGCATCCGGGCACGCGGTTCGCCCCCCGCGCCCAGTTCTCCTTGGCTTGGTCGTGGTCCATCAGGCATCCTTGTCGGCGGCTAGTACAGCGCCGGTGATCGGTTTGGCGCGGTCCACCCACCATGTGCGGGTGGGTTCGTCCAGGTGGTCCCAGACCGTGGGGTCGGCGCAGGGGTGTTCGATGGTGTGCAGTGCCCGTCCAGCAGCCTCAGACGGGGTCACGGCCGCCGCCACAGTAGGCGCATTACGACGTCCGCCGCCCTAACGAGAGCGTCGTTGCGGCCCTCTCGATACTGGGTGATATTGATTCCCGGCCCCATGTCCGGGCGCAACGCTTCGACCGCTTGTGCCGCCTCATGCAGCGCATCGGCCCGGATGATAGGCGCCGCAGCCTCAAGAGCTTTCCGAGCGAGCTCCTTTGCGTGGGCGTCCAGGTCTGGCACACCTTCCAGCGGATACCAGTCGCTAATCTCGTTGTGGATCGCGATGCCTGCCGCTTCCACGGCTTCGCTATTGATCGTCATGACGTGTCCTCCCGTCGATGACTGCCTTCGCCGCGTCAAGGCAGTGGACGTATTCGTGGTCGTCCCGGTCCTCTGAGGTCAGTACCCATCCCTCATTTCCCGAGTAGACCACCCGCGTCATGATTACGTCCGCGATCTGCTGGAGGCCGAGCGCCTCCCGCACCGGCCCGAACCCCGCAGCAGACAGGGCAGCGGCCTGGTGGGCGCGGAAGGCGTGGTCAGCAGTGCGTGGATCGCAAGCTTCCGACCAGTCGCACTTGTCACAGTGCGCCTTACCCTCAGTCCGCCCCCACCACCAATCGGGATGTGCTGCCAGCACGTCTGCCATCTCGCTCATGCCCTTCCCTCCCCAGTGATCGCCTTGATGGTCGGGCAGGGCCACGAGACTTCGCCGCTGTAGACGGTCGGGTCGTACTCGCAGTCACCGATCGCCTCCAGCGCATCAGCCGGTGTGCACCCTGCACAGAACGTAGCCATCAGGATCTGTTCGTTGTCAGCGTCATATTTCCAGACGCCATTCACGTCGTCGTACTCGTAAACGTGGACTGGTTTATGCAGCCCCTCCACCCGTTCGACCACAGCGAGTAGTCCCGCGACCGTGGACATAATTTCAGCCTCAGCGCCATCCCGTTCTTCAGGGGTTTCCGGGAATGCGACGTCGCTCAGCAGCCTGCCCAACTGTGCCCGGATCGCGGACAGGTCCACGGCGGTCACAGGGCGGCCTCGTCCAGGATGCCTTGAAGGGACTCGATCAGTGCTGGCAGGTGCTCATAGCGGACGGCGACCTCGACCTTCTCTTCGGCAAAATGGCTACGGGCGTCGATGGCGGCCCCAAGCATGCCCGCCCGGATGACCAGACGATCTCCATCATTGTCAGTGTGGGTGTATCGGATGTCGCTCATTAGCCGTCCTCCCGGTCAGTGGGCGCGTGTTCCATGAGTGGGCTTCTCCACTCCCCGCCGTAGACCTTGTTCGCGTGCGTTTGGCGCTGGAATTGAAAGTCCACGGGTAGGCCGGTCATTTCCTTGGCGAGGGAAGCGAATGCCAGCGTGAGGCCCGCTAGTTTGGGGTCAACGTAGTTCAGTCGTTGCTTGCCGAACATGGCGTCGTATTCGTCATCGGGGAGGATGAGACGCACGTCCACGTCCCGCCAGTCCTTTGTCTTCAAGGACGAGCCAACCTGATATGGCGTGTGGCCGAATACCTGCTCGACGATGACGCCGAACTTGTTCAGCCAGATTCCTTGCGGCATTCCAGTGCTCATTGTTCGTCTCTTTCGTTCGTTTCGTGTTCGCCGGGTTCCAGGTCCCGGTAGTGTCGTGCTGCCGGCTCCCACGAACGGTTGCGCGGGAAGGGTGTCAGGGGTGGGAGAGGGGCTGACGGGTCGAACTCGGTGGGGGTCATTTCCACCACCTCGCCGGTTTCGCCCACATGATCGAGAGCCCATAACCGTCCGGCAGTCGCAGCCCGATGCCGATTATCTGCCTCGGGTAGCGGTTGAATGACACAAGTGGTTGCGGGTCTGCGGGCTGCACGATGACGAAACGCCATCTCGTGAGCCTGCCAAATGGAGGAACAAAGC